TGTTAAAAATAATAATCTATCACATACACAATCTAATCATAATGGTATGCAAAGCTTCACTAGAGATCATATACAATATGTTAATGATTCACCACTTACAACAGGTCTCATTAAAGATGCTAATTTTACTGCTTTTGATTCTGATGCACAAAATATTGAATCTGTGCAAGCATACTATCAAAATATTGAAAATAATTAACTTAAATAATAAATTATATGCTATATAAATGTATTTTTCCAAAATTAAAAAGGTTACATTTGGAAAAAATATAGCCTTCCAAATAAAAGATTTTAAACATATTAAATTAATTATTAATCAATTGTATAAATATATTGATTCTAATCCTATTAAATATGTTAGAGTTACTAATAAAGCAGATTTATGTTATATTAAACAAAATAACTATTTTGTAGCTCCACAATTTCATGGTAAAGAAGCTCTGTTTTTATTCTCAAAAATTAATGAAACTTTTTATAATGTTATCATCTATAAAAGTGAATTAAGAAAAAATATTATTGATATTAACTTCAATTATATTGATATCTATAAAATAAAACTTAATGTTCCAAAAGAATTTTATAATGGTACAGTATTAGATGGAACATTATTTAATAAAAATAATTCTACCTATTTTGTTATTAATAATCTACTTGTTTATAATGGCTCATTACTTGATGATACTATCCAATATAAACAAAATATTACTAACAATCTTATTAATAATATTAACAAAAAAGACTCATTTGTACTTACTATTAATAAATATTTTCAAATAAATGATATTAATCAATTATATTATGATAAAATAAAAAATTCTATCTATGATATTGATGGAATGATTTTCTTAGATCCTGCTAAAAATAATACAGTATTTAATATTTATAATAACAATGTTCATTCAAAATCTATTACAGGTATATTTAATATGAAAAAATATAATCTTACTGATGTATACATCCTTGAATGTCTTGATAGTAAAAGTAATGATAAAAAAACATTAAAAAAATGGGGTATTGCTAGAATACCTAATCTTAAAAAAAGTTTATATTATCAACAATTATTTAAAAATAATGATAACATTACTGTTAAATGTATTTATAATCTTAGATTTAGAAAATGGGAACCCATCGAAATGTTAAATAAACATTCACAATCATATTCAGATTTTGATTCTATAAAAAGTAAAATACAACAAATATTATAAATTATAATTTCTTTTTATTTATTACAAACACTTTCATTCCGTATTTATTCTTAGTCTTAATTAAATTAAATCTATATGATAATCTAGGTTCAGATTCTTCATTATCTAGTTTAAATAATTTAATTACATTTGCATTTATTACACCACTTAAATTTGCATTTGATAAATTGCTATTTTCAAATATAATTTGTTTGCCAACAGCACGTGACTTTAAACTTCTTAATTTATCAAATGGTATAAATCTATTACCAAAATTAGTATATGATAAATCTGCTCCATAATATGGTATTGAATTAAATAGGTCTCTTGGAAATCTACTTAAATTACCATATCTAAAATTTGCAAAAGAAAAATTTAAAAATCTTAATTTTCTAATAATATCATTACTTAATTTTACAGTTTGTAAATTATCTGTTATACTAAACTTAACCTTTTTTCTTTTATCATTAATTTTTACAATTATGTCGTCTTTATTTTCATTCGATGCTTCTGTAAATTGTGTAAATATACCCTCTGCATTTACTCCTTCTCCTAGTAACCATCCATCTAATATACAATATTCAAGTGGTAATTTTATATTTTTATATGTTAATTTACCTTCTGAACTAACATCATATAATTTATCTTTTGATAAATCAACAATTGGTTTACTATCATCTTCATTACCTACATTAATGTTTAAAGTTGATATATTTCTACCCTCCAAATTTATCCCTTTACCTACAACTAATAAATTTTTTGAACTATCTTTTAATGCATAGTATGCGTATTCTACCCCATTTTCTCTATAGATTTTGAAAGTATCTTGTTTTTCTAATCTTTTACAATTATCAAATTTAGTATTACTAAATATACCTTCAGCAGCTTTATTTATTTTTAAATTATTAAAATCTGTATCAACACAATTAGCTTCAGTTATTTTAATAATATTTTTTGTCTCACCATATAATGATACACCTTCTAAATTAGAATTTTCTAAATTTAATGGTTTATCATTATTTAAATATAATGATACTCTCTGTTGTATTGTTTTGTATTCTTCTCTATATTTTTTTTTCTTAAAATATCTCGAAAATCTATTTTTTACATATATTTCACTTGGGAAGGATTTGGCTAATTGTTTTAAACCTTTTTCACTTAAGTGTGAATTATTCACTTTATTTTGATCAAATAAATTATATGTTTTATCTGCTTTTTTAAAAAATGTATGTTTTACTAAAAAACTTTCGTCTACAATACTAACTTTCGCAAATTTTGTTATATTACCACGTTCTATTAATTTATAATCTTCTGTAAATTTCCAAATTTCATTTGGATCTTGTGTAGATTTATAAAAACTTACATCCAATTCATTATCTGATGATGTGTCAATATCTTTTCCTACTAAATGTTTTAAATCAAAATAACAATCTTCAATTAATATTGCATCCTTAATATTTAATTCATTCACTCCTTCAATATGAGCAAATGTTATTTTCAAACCTTTTGTTACTGAATCTTCAGCAAATTCACAATTATCAAATTTACAACCTACAAATGATGCACAGCTAAAATTTCCTCTAAAAGTTATACCAGTAAATTCACAATTTATAAATTGTGAAAATCTAAAATCATTCCCAAGAAAATTATCATTATTAAATTCTCCATCTTGTACAATTGAACCAATCCCTAAATAATATTCACCTTTATTATTTTTTATAGAACAACCCTTTAATAAAGAAATTAAATCCTTTACAGAATAACTTGTGTAATTTGATTCTAATGTTAATGCTAAACTTAATAATTTTGGTTTTGCTAATATCTGACCTGTTTCAGTATTCCTATATTTTTGATCGTTAATTTCTTCCCAATTGTTTTTTTTCATATATTTTTTTAATCTGTAATCATTAACCTCTTTATTTCTTTTTAATTGTTTTATTTTATGCTTACCAATCGCTTTTCCAATTTTATTATCTCTTGTATCTAAATATAACTTATGTGCTCTTTCATAATCTTCTCTTCTTAAATTTTTTATATCCAGTATTTCTTTTTCCATTTTAGAATCCTCTTCTAAATATTTTTGATAATTAGCTTCCAATACCTTTATTGAACCATCTTCATTCTTATCAAAATATTCTTCCATATTTATTGGTAATAGTAATCTATATTTATGATTTGTACATAATTCTAATAATAAATCTAAATTAATGTTTTTATTTATAAAAGAATTTTGTTTAAGATCCCAATCATATTCTCCTCTTTTACCAGCTAATGATTCGATAGACCCTGTTACTATAGTATGTATATATTCATCTTCTATATCATCTAATATCTTTATATTTTCTGGTAATCCATCTGGAACTGTAATATATTCAACATTTTCGAATGTTGCTTTATCTATATTATTCACAGCAGTAAAATCGACATCATATAATTTTGCATTATTAAAATTACAACCACTTAAATCTATACCCTCTGGAAATTTTAATCCACTTAAATTCATACCACTATAATCCATATTAGGTCCAATTAAATGAGTAATTCTTTTACTTTTTAAATTAAATAAATTATATCTTGATATATATTCTCTTGGTATACTTCGCGTCCTTTCTGTATAATTCATTCTTATTGTTTCATCAAAATCAATCATATTTTCAAAAATTCTATTTATAACCTCCTTATTATCGTCGGTAATTGTTATTACAACTCCATTAAATGCTTCAAAGTATATGAATTTCAAATAATTTCTTGCTTCAACAGATCCAAATAGTTTTTCTATTATTTCTCTTTTTTCGCTTGTATTATTAGTTAATATATTTAATTTATTTTTTGTTAAATCTTTGCCACTACCTGCTCTCTCTTTTGATTGTCTTTCTAATGCTTTAAAAGTACGTCTTTCATATTTAAACCTAGTTCCATTAAATAATCTTATTCTAATTTTTAACTTTTCATCAGGAAGTTGAATTATACTCTCTATTAATAATCCTTCGATTGTATAGTCACTTATTCTATTTAAAGCTGACCCCTTTTTAATCCTAAATCCTAAATTTATACCATTCATTTGTGAATTAATTATATCCAAAAATGATAATTCTCTATATTCAAATCTTTTATATTTATTAGTTTCTAAATTTTTATCATCTATATTAATTATTCTAAAATTTTGCATTTCTTCAAGTTTATCTATTTTTATTATTTCATCTTTTAATTCATCTTTACTACCATCAAAAATAAAATTATTTTTTAAATATAATAATTCGGTATTATTTTTTACAATACAATTTTTTAATTGTACATTATCTAAATTTAAATTATCAATATTTAGATTAAATACCCTTATTCTATCTTCAGAATGCTTCATACCTTCACCCCATAATATTTTATCAACTTGATAACGATCTGGGTATTTACCAAATAAAAACTTATCTTCATTATCAAATTTTACTTTTTTAAATTTTTTAGGTACTCCTGATTCATCTAAAAATAATTTTTCAATACTGCCAAAAATATATTTATTTTCTGTTTCTGATTTTATTTTTATATGATCTAATTTAATTTCATTTCCAGTAATAACAATATCCAAAATATCTATCTCTACATATGGACCGTATATTTTACCATCTAATACTTGATAATGTGTGGGTAGTGTGTTATTAATCCCTATTTCACTACTTTTTATTCTAAATAAATTACATTCGCTTATATCTACATCATTTAATCCATTTATAGCTACATATGGACCTATAATATGTGAACCTATTATTTTATAAGGAGAATTACCTTTTATTGTTTCATCAGTTACAATATTTGAGTTTAATTCAAGTGGTTGACTATTTGGTCCTAATAAATAACCATTGAATATTATCCAACCTTCAGGTAATTCTTTTTTATAAGTAACATTTTGACTTTTTACTGTTAAACCAAAATTTTCATTTTTAAAAAAGAATTCTGTTTTTGTTGGATTTAAATTATTAAAATCAATAGTATTATCAATATTATCAATAAATATTTTATTAAAATTACAATTTTCTAAATTTACAGTAATTTCGATATCTACTAATTTTACACCACAAATTAATAATTTACCACCAATCACGCTAATTTTATTATCATCTGTAATAGACTGATAATTACCATCTAGTATTAATTTATTTGAATCGTCACAGGTTATATTTACTAGTCTAGTGTCATTAAATTCACAATTTGTAAATGT